AATGATTAAAGGGATAATTAAATTCTCGTTGATTAATATATCTAACTGCCTCATTAACAGCGTTTTTAGTTTGTGTCTGAATACCTCGTGCAGAAGAAAACGTAGCAGATGTTAACTCTACTTCGTTTAATCTAGCTAACACCGTATTTGTGATGGTAAGAAAATCAGCCATTAGATACCCTATTCTTTATGTGAAGAAGAAGAGGCAAGTTGCCCTGCCCCTTCTTTTTATTTATGCGAGTGTATCGCGGGTTACTTCTTGAGCAGTCAAGTCACCGGGGTCATCAACATCCAGACAGACAGCAAACATGCGGATTTTACCACCTGTTGTTGTACCTGTCATTGCCTGAATTTCAATGTCGATGGTGTCAGAAGTGCCGCCAATAAGAACAGGAGTTTGTCCTGCTTTAAAAGCATAGTCACCTACTGATGCGCCATCAAAATCAAAACCGTCAACAAAGTTATCCAAGTCACCACCTGTGATACCAAAATCAAAATCAGTGTCAGTTGAAGTACCTGCGTGAGCAGATGTTACTTCAAAACCAGCACACATGATTAGGGTATTCGCAGGAATAGTCAAACCCGGAATAACATCGTTAGCAGCTAGGGCTGTACCCTTATCACTTGCAGCAGTAGCAAAGTTCAACTCTGCTGAAAGCAAGTAAGGTTTGCGTCCCCGTGCGTCATTGCCACGTGCTACGGAAGTAGTATTATCACCTAAAGCCATAATTCAATCTCCCTTACACTAGACAGAACCGGGCATTAACAAGAGCCTCTGGTCGGAGAATCTTGCGCCCATACAAATGCATACCACGAACAATATCAGCAAAGCTGTCAGGGTCACGATATGTCTCAGTCTTGTTAATCTGCTCTGCAGTAGCTACTGAACCGCTATGACCAGCACAGATTACACCGTAGTGTGTTGAGCCAGTTGCAGTTGCGCCAGTAGGACCATCGCCAACAGCAGGAAGGTTATTAGAAACATAAACCTTAAAGCCATGTACGTTGTTCAGAACAAGACCATTTTGCAGACCTGAAGTCTGACCACCAAAGTCTGCATCCATGAGGCGTGAGTCTTCGTCACGCAGTAGTTCAGCAAACACAGGGTCAATTACAAGCCAGCGTCCTGAAGTCTCAACATTCTGTTGATCCATCTTACGAGCCATACGAGCAATAACAGCGAGTGGAGTTGCGTTAGCAGTAGTAGTATTCAAGCTATCGCCACCAGCACGAGGCTTAACAACAATTGAGTTGTTAGCAGTACCGCCGTTAAAGTCAGCAGCGTCAACAAGCATAGAAGCAAGCAATTCGTTTGACGCAGCAGTTGAAACAGCCTTCACACCGTTAGCGGTAGTGTTTGCTGTATCAGGTGCGCTATGAATTGCAGACTGCTTAAAGCCACACATATAACCAAGCACGTCTTGGTCAAACTGGTCTGACAGACGGTAAGCTGCACGGTTAGATGCGAGTTCTTGGAAGTTCACATGCGAGTGAGCCTCCTCAATATCATCTACTTTAAATGCAAAGTAGTTGGCCTTATCAATAAGCAGGGTAAACTGCTCATCGTCAAGGTCTTGAGGTTGGATAGTCTCACCACGAGAGTAGGTCTTAACCGTAATCTCTGGCTCTTTGATAATGTTAACTTGGTCGCCCATGTTAGCAATCTCACCAAAGTAATCGTTATTGGTGATTGCTTCTACTACTGATGCCTTGCGGAATGCAAGTTGCACCTGTTTGGAGTAGATAATAGGGGAGAAGTTACCATTCGGCAGGTTGCCATAACCTGCTGCAGTGGAAAATGCCATTGTTATCTCCTATTATAGCATTATACAGATGCAAACCATTCCATCGTAATCACAGGGCTGACAACGTAGGGTGTGTATCTTGCAGCAGTGGCCGCTGCTACATTCAACAGGCCAAGTATATCAGGTAATCTATATTAGATTGGATGTTTGCGGATTGTGTAAAAGCAGGTAATTAATCTGCTTTCACCTCTTAGTACGTATAGTTATACTAATATTCTATTGTATGTCAAGTCTTTTTTTGTTTTTCTATCTCAAGAAAATTTAAGTTCATACTAAAAGACCTGCGTTCACCTTTAGTGGTGAATGGATATACACAGTGGAACAGTTCAGAAGGGAAGATATAAAAGTCTCCTACCTGCGGTTTTACCAGAAAATTAGTGCTGTTATAACCTGATGATGTTCCATGTGCAAACTGAATGTGACCATGAGAAGGATGATGATCTTTGTAGTCTTCCTCCCACTCATCCTCTATGCCATCTGGCAATGCAAGGTAGCCTACACAAGAAAGTTTAGCACCCGTATGAATATGCAAAGGATTGTATTCATTCTCATACTGACGTACAAACCAAGCAGATATTACCTGCACACCATAGTCATACTTTTCAGTGTCTACGTTACGTGCGCCAAATGAGTTACGCAACTCACTATAGGAGTGATACTGCCCAATAAAGTTGCTAAGACCCTTTGTAGCAATACCTGTAGCCTCATCCGTAAACGCTAGTTCTTGTTTAACTTTCCCAACTAAGTAGTCGGAATAGTCTTCTAGGTTGTCATCCATGCAGTTGTTTAGCCCGTCCACCATTTCCTGTGGCATTTTAAAGTAACCCATTGTAGGTCCAAACGGACTAATAAACTGTATGTCTTCTTTCGGAGTAAATATGTTGCTCATCGTGCTGATCCTGATACATCGTACACAAACTTACCACTACGTATGGCTTCCATAATTTCGTCTGCCATCTTTTCGTATTGTGCTGGGTTCATCTTTTGTACTTGAGACTCACGCAGGTAGCTATCAGCTTCGCTATCTTGAGGTTTATTTCTCGCAGTTTTTGTCTTAACTGTCTCAGCAGCACCCTTACTATTCTTCTTCTTAGGTTCTTTGCTAATTCCTCTGTCTGCTTTGTATAAGTCAATTGCTCTTGCGGCTGATCTTGCGTCATTATCATTCTCGTACAGTGCGTCTTGTACCCACTTAGGCTGTTCATCTGCCCATTCGTGAAAGTCATCACTGTCTCGTATTTCATCAAAGTCAGGATGAAGTTGCATTAGCTGTGCTTCAGCTTTTTCTTTGCTTGCTGAATTTTGCATCTCATCAATTGTTTTTAGACGTTGCTCTATTTCTGCAGATTGCTCACGTGCTTTCTTCATTGCGATTGTTTCAACAATGGCTGCTACGTCAGGATACTCTTTTGCCCACTCTTCAATGTCATCATCCGACTTGGGCAGTTTCATTTCTTTTTTAGTAGCGGCAGAGAGTTGCGACTTTAGTTCTGCAAGTTCAGCCTTAAACTCTTCTGATTGTTTCTGTTGATGTCGGCGTAGATCAGAATAACGCTTCTTAAATGTTTTTTCTTCTGCGCCTTCAGGTTGTTCTTCAACCTCTTCTACTTCACCCTTTTGTTCTTTAAGAAGTTGTTCTAGTTCTTCTTCGTCTTTCTTATTACGTTCCTCACTTGTATAAGGCCGTGCCATCATAGATACTTTTTTTGGTGTCTCTACCACCATTTCTTTTTGCTGTGCTTCTTCAGCCATTGTTTAGTCTCCTCGTTGGGGCCACCGTAGCCATCACCTGTCGGGTAGATGGGGGATGAGTAGCCAACATATTGTAGATTATTTTTTAGAAGCTAATCCACCACGCTTCATTTTTTTAACTTTGGGTTTAGGTGCTTCCATTAAGCCGCCTTTAGCACGAAATGGATTTCCACCAGAATAATCTTGACGACCTACGCCACTACCTGCTGTATCTTTTCGTACTTTACCACCCGTTCCACCCGGTGTTGGAGAACCTTTTAAACTAGATTCAAGCCCTGCACCTTTTTGTGATATGTCATAAGATTCACCTTTGTCTGCTTTGTTGCCGTCATCGCCAGAAATTATATTAGCAACATTAACCCTTCTTTCTTGTTCTTTTACTTTTTGTGCCGCTTCTTGTGCGGCTTTTGCTGCTTTTTCTGCGGCTCTTACTTTTGCTTTTACTATTAGTTCATCTACAAATTTTTCAGTTGTAAAAGAATTAGCACCGTCTTCTTTAATCTTTTTTCTCATTGAGTTATACTCATCAGCATTAAGTTCAAATCTATCTATTCTTAGAATTTCTGGCTGCAAAGTTTCGCCCGGTCCTTTTCCTTTTTTATATATAGGAGTCTGCAAAATAGCAGTATCTCCGGGTTTTAAGTCT